ATCAATAATTGACGAGCGGTAACCTTTTTAGGCTCAGCCTCAACTCCTAATCCTCCTAGTTCTTGTGGAAGACAAAGATTAATGAGACCATTCCCTGTTACTTGTTTAATACGCTCCTTATTGAAGAAGATAACACGATCCAAAAGTTTTTTATTGTGTTCAATTGCATAATTGATAGTCTGTTCAATAGGTCTATTGAATGGAAGTGAACAAACAGCATGCAAAGGTAGAGCCTTGATCTTAGTTACTAGATCTTTATTCAAAAAAAAGTTAGTTGAATTTATCTGTGCGACATTCTTGGAAACATAAGTTTTTCCAATAGAGGCAGTTAAATCAAATTCTCCCACTTTCTTGAACCAACTCTGCACAACACTTTTGGGGCAGTAAGCTAGAAAATCATCGCCATTGACTAAACATGGTGCTCTCAACATGATTTTCTCGAAGTTCTTAGTACCAAGTAATTCATTCTCAGATCTCAACATCTTTGTTACTTGTTTATTTTCATTAACAAGTTCCCAAAGTGCAAGATTGATACAACACAAAACTGGAAAAGATTTTATATCACCCATCATTTGTCCATATGACTGAACGATAGAATTTTCCTGAGTTTTTAATCCAGAAATTTTTCTACCATGCCAAGTGACATTTCTCTTCTCAAGAACTGTACATTTTCTTATAGGAAATCTATCTTCCTGATCGGAAGTCTCAATACAACATTTGATCCAGTAATTCAATGTTTTCCAATGCTTTTTTGAAGCATTAGGTCCCATATCCTCACCTTCGAACATATATTGATAGATTTTTGCCATAATATTCCATAAAGAAAGAGCAACCTCTTTATTTTCTGGAATTTGAAAATTTAGACCCAAAGAATTCATAAGAATGTTATCCACTTTTTCCGATAACAATGGAGAAAGATTATCCGTTGCAGACTCGTAGTCACCTGACAAAAAAACAAGTTCCTGATCACCATAGTAGAGTTTACTACGATAAACAAGATCCTGAACATCATCAGTTGATACTTCACGTCCATAACAAAGATTTTTCATTTTCTTCATATTCTTTGAGATACAGTCCTGAATAGGTTTTCCAGCAAGAAATTCAAAAGCACTCTCAGTGGTAATACTTCTGACTTTCAACGGTTCAGTAAGATGTGTTACGTTTCCCTCTAACTCTTCCCTAGATGGCATAAATGAACATGCAAAATAAGGAACAGGGCAGAGACCATTATAACTTTGATCTTTTCTTTTCCAAGAAATTTTCGGACCAAAATCATGTATCACACCAAACTGACCATGTTTGTGTTTTTCTGATGTTGCGCTTACAGAAAGAAACTTCACGCCTGCGTTTGCCAATGAAAAGATTGAACTCTTTCCAAATTGTTTCACAGAAGCATGAAGGGATTTTTCATCATATTGTCTTTCGACAATACTCTTAGTCAATCTCTGAATATAAGCCTTCTCAGAAGTTTCAATGAAATTACTTGTAACAGGTATCGCAGCATATCTACAAAGAAAGATAGTACTAGCAAAAGTAACTGCCTTTTTATTTCCTTTCTTCAATCTACGATACAAAGCTTTATACATTTTCCCAAAGAATGGTAGAATCTTATTATTTCTGACCCTAGAATTTGGTTTCTTTGGAAGTTCATCAGATCCGTATGCAATCGAGCATAACGCACAATAATAATACTTAATTAATTTTGTCGTTTCGTTCTCATTGTTGCAACAGATCCTTTCTAGAACTTTCATCAAGTCCTTAGCTACAAACATTTTTCCTACTTTTGGATAAAATAGGGATAATGCCTCACTAAAAACATGAAGGAATGTCAAAGCTTGGTTTACCTCATAAAGGGAACCTAGGTTGGGATGTTCTTTCACGATGGTACTCGAAACAGATGTTAGAGTACTCGTCAACGATTGTTGACAATCAGTGATAAAACTATCAAATAAAGCAGACACGGCTTTATTCCAAAATCTTTTTAAATAATTTGTTATGTTATTTAAAATCATTTTGGCGGTTTCTAGTGAGCAAAAACTAGAGAACCACCTCCTTTACATGGATGAAGTGTAAAGGACCCATTTGAACTTACTCCGCTTAGGCATAAGTTCGTCACGCCTCAGTCGTAGTCAACTTGTGACTCATTCCTGAGAAATACTCAAATAATAAGTATACGTGCCAGTATAGCTTTTCTCCCGTGTCATGACGTTATAACCTAGAAAAAGATTAGATGAAACTTTTTCTTACAGTCCTTTGTCATGTCTATTTTTTCATATAGATACAAGGGTTTCCAAGCACTGAATCGATATCTTCCGTACCGACATGGGGGTGATTTTGGCTGATTGTCAAAATCGAAAATGTAAAGTGCAAATAATTCTTGTCAAACAAAGATGTCTTAAGTAAAGTTGATTTGTTGTGCGACCTCGTTCCAAAACATATGGAGAGAACCCAGAGATGGAATCTCTGAATTATAACCATTGTTTGCAACTATGATCGATCCTCCAGCTTCAGCAGATATAGACATGCTATATTCCACTTGACCAGAAGTCAACTCAAGGTTCTGTCCTCTTGTTCCATATTGTTTGATAACTGTTACGTTATCCAACAATGCTTCATCAAGAATATTTAACCAATCCTCTACTTGTCCAGCCTCAGTCCCGATAATGTAGATGACCCAAAGTCCTTCAAATCCTGTTGTGAAAGTAATCTTATTCAGATCAAAATCAAACACAATTGGAAAGTCTCCATATGATTGTACAATATCGGTCCCGAGAAACGACCCTTCCGCTCCAGCCTCTGCACCATTCAATTGAACTTGATAGGTGTTGCTGAGATCTAAAATAGAAGGTCTGAGTTTCTGTGGCAGTGTTAATGACACATCATACTCAACCCACAATTCTCCAATAAATGAACCGGCAGTGTCTGGGACACCGTCTACTGCAATAATCAAATAAAAAGGATCATACAACTTCTTATCACTGTTTCCAGTGGGTTCAGAATTCCTTGTATAATACTCTTTAAAGTTCATTACAGCTTTCTTTGGATAGTTCTGTGAAAAGTTCTTCCAAACAGGAGACCTTTTTACAAAAGCATATTCAAACAGTTCACTCTTAGATACAGGTGGTTCGTCAGCGACATTAAATTCCGGTGCGAACGAAATCGTTCCAGGAACAAATGTGCTCTGTGAAGTTTCAAAATAGAACCTTATCTCGTGAAATTCATACTTTTCAAAACTCATGGCTATTTGTGACAACCATGGGAACATTCCTTCAAGTCCAGGGTTACACTCGATAGTGTTAACCGTAAAAGAACTTGCTGATGGAACATTTTGTATAAATTCCTTTTTCTTTATCCTAAAATCATTCTGACGATTGATTCGAGGAGGAGAATATGAGATAATGTCCGTTTCTGAAACGACAGCATCTTTATTTTTCTTCTTTGAATTATTTGTCTTCTTGTTGCTCTGTTGATTCTTCTTCTGATTGTTCATCATTAGTTAAATCTACACTTTTATAGGCGCCAGCAACATACATTTCCATTCCGAAAGGCACTCGCTCTCCCAATAGAGTCCTATAGCGTCCTTTCACTAAAACATCCCGGATCACACTTCGTGATAGAATATCGGAAAGAAGGGGTAACCTTTTATCCTTCTTTTTCTTCAACTCAGAAACCAAATCATTAGAAATCTTTGCAAATTTCTTGAAAAAGTCTCCTCGTATCACCATTCTACCATTGTTACTGCAGAACTTTTGTCTACTCATACTTGCCAACCAATCATCACCAGAAAGAAGTCTTTCTTGTTCAGTTGATTTGAAAGTAGATAAAACATGTTCTCTACCGTATTGATCTTCTGTTACTCCACTACCTTTTGGCACACGATAATAGAAGTACTGCTGATAAACCACACGACCATTCTCCTTTTTCTTGGAGTTTCCATGGGGTACCCACATATAAGTGAGTCTCAAGGGATTCCTCTTTCTAGAATTCCTATCAGCAATCAATAATTGACGAGCGGTAACCTTTTTAGGCTCAGCCTCAACTCCTAATCCTCCTAGTTCTTGTGGAAGACAAAGATTAATGAGACCATTCCCTGTTACTTGTTTAATACGCTCCTTATTG